AGCAGCGGCAGCCGGAGGAGCAGCGGCAGCCGGAGGAGCAGCGGCAGCCGGAGGAGCAGCGGCAGCCGGAGGAGCAGCGGCAGCCGGAGGAGCAGCGGCAGCCGGAGGAGCAGCGGCAGCCGGCGGTGCGCCAACGGGGGAAGCACCCACCGGAGGAGCGCCCGCAGGCATACCAGCGGGAACACCGACAGGAGCACTCGAAGCGTCAGGGGCAGCGTTGTAATCCGCACCGGCCTGGGACTGTTGCTGCTGTGAGACGTAGAACCGTCCCTCCTCGTACGAAAGGAGGTGAACGAAGTCCGTCGGGTCCACCATAGCCGACTGGTTCTGAATGTAGGCAAGCCACGCATCGTCGTAGGCGTAGTACCGGTTGACGAACATGACGTCGTACTCCGTCTTCATCAGCGAGCCGGGCTTGCACTTCGAGGTGTCCTTGACCACAGAGAGAACCGGGAAGCCCTGATCGGTAGGGCTGAAGAAAGCGAACCCTCCTCCACCCGCGACCTCAGCACTCGCCGTGTACAGGTTGAGAAGCTTTGCGTGGACCTTCTTCGGAGCGAACCAGATCTGGTGAGCGACCTGGGCCTCGTCACCCTCGTCGCGCGGACGAACCCCCAAGAACTTGTCGTGGTCGAACACCATGATGACGTACTTGCTGGCGGCCTGCATGCTCCTGGCCATCTTGCGCTCGGCCGACAGGATGGGATCGTTGTCTACGTACTGCCAGTAGCCGTCCTTGGAGAGAGACTTCTTGTCGACGCCACACGACTCCCACCGGGCGTTGTACGCATCCCAGTGGCGCTGCTCTTCCTCGCAAAACGCACACCGAACCGGCTGATCGAAGAGCGGTCCACAACCGAGGCTCTCCACGAGGTACTTGTTCATCTCGATGGGACAGAGCACCGTGCTGTACCCGATTGTTCCATCAGGTCGAGAGAAGTTCTGGACGTTGTGCACCGGAAGCTTGAAGTAGAAGGTGTTGATGGGGTTGGACGCATCGAGCGCCACCAAACCACCTCCCGGTCCTACCATCCCGTACTTCTGAACCATCTCCGCCGTCGGGTTGAAAAGACGCCAGTAATGCGGAGAGAAGAGAGGGACGAGGATGTTGTTGGTGTGAGTGGCACCAGCCTTGTCCGGAAGAGGCTTCCACAACTCTCTCGGGGAGGAGCCGCCCTTCTTCGACTCTGCCTCCTGCTCACGCTGATAGGGCATAGAAAAACCGTTCATGAACTTCCTCCCATTTGCCGCATCAAGGCGGCTTCGTCGAGGGCCATTGGCCCGATGTTCCCTTTTTTGGCCATCTGCATCTTGGCGTACAGATCCAGATGGAAGGATTGGCTGTTCAGCCGGTCCGCTACCTTGTGTACGATCTCGAACTCTTCTTGAAGACGGCGCAAGGTATCCACCACCGTCTCGAAGTACCAAGCGCTCTCGCCCAGCAAGTACTTGTACATATCGGCGTAATACTCCTCTGCGGAACCCTTGTACCCCTTGCGGGATGCCAGGTTGAACGCCGCCGTACAGAACTTCATACGCTCATTATCGGACGCATCCGCAGTATAGATCTGGATGGCGGTATCCTGGATCACAGAAGCCGTCGGCTTGTTGTCGCCGTAAGAAGACAAGAGAGCCCGAGCATAGCTATTACTGTGCGCCCACCACTTCCGTGACCAGTTCTCCTTGAAGCCCTCGTACCTACTCTTCAGACGAATCGCCAAGGCCTCCCAGTACGCCTGGATACCGGCATGCGTCTGAAGCATCTCCTCCACGTCCTCCGGGCGAAACGTGAGCATCTGCTGTACGTCCTGCTCGGGCAGGTTCTCGTTCAGAGACACCGTGACGTAACCCCCGTTGACACCTATGGAGAAGTTACCCATCTACTCACTGCCCTGAGAGCCGCCTTGCGGGAACTGGCCCGGCGTGAGACCCAAATTGTTGAGCCCCTGCACGTAATCCGAAGCGTCGTCCAAGCTCAGCCCCACCCCAGACGGGCCGATGATGCCCTGCGTCCAGAACACACCGAACTTGTGCAGAACCTTCGAAAAGTCCTGGGTATCGTGCCCGAGGTTGCCATCCATGCCGGGCTTGATGTGCAGCATCTCGTGGTAAAGCGTGATCGTCTCCAAGATATCGATCATCTTCTCGGACTCTTCGCCCGCACCGACCTTGGCACGGATGGCGCTGTCGTTGAGCGTAATGACGTACCGGGGATCGAGAAGACTGGCTTGACTCTTCACGAAAGACGTCAGATCGAGCAACCCGGCGTGAACCAAAGAGGCGATGATGTGCCGGTAAACAGTAGGCTGGGACTTCGAACCCACGTAGCGGCATTCCCCGAGCCACTTGCCGTTATTTACCCCTATCGCCCTTACGAATACGACGCGCTGAAGGTCGATGTGCCCCAGGTCCTCCGAAAATTTCTCGACCAACGCTTCTGCTCGATCCCGAAGAGACTCTTCGAGCACCCACCGGTCGCCCTTCGGACCCACCAGCTCCAGCACCTCGTTCAACAGATCCCGTTCTTCCATCTCTGAGACTCCTATACTCCTCAAGGGTCAATTTGCGGATCTCAAAAAACCCACAGATACGGCACCACAGCTGAAGGTGACACGCCTCGTCTGTGACCACCGTCCCTCGTACCCGGAGGAAGCGATCTTCGCAGTTCGGACACCTCTGACGATCAAACCACGAATCTCTGTACTCCTCACTTCGCAACGCTGCATACCTTGGCCGCGAACATGCTCCAAACAACCTTGGGGTCTGGAGCGTACCGCATGAGCTGGGAAGTCTCCTCCCACTCTCGAACCAGGTACCGAACGTCATCGAGACCTAACCTTAAATTACAAGAAAGGGACTCGTAGGGTAGCCCAGTTTTGTACGCCCCGGTATCTGCGGGGATACCCGACAGGTAGAGCATAAAATCGTGCAGCAGCGTAGGGATTCCGTCCAAAAACAGCGTACGCAGGTCCCGACCCTCAGAGTTCCACGAACGGATTTCCTCCATGAAGACCCGGAGATTTTTCTGATCGAGGACCTCAGCCATATCACCGAACTCCTCCCTCGAAACTACCCCCACAGCCTCCTTGAGAAGGTTGACGTCCAGAGGACCATCCCCGGAAGCGATAACCAGGGATTCCAAAATCTGCTGGGTATCCCTCAACGATCCACCGCCGAGCAGGCTCAGTCGCTCGACGAACTCCTCCGTATGCGACTTACCTTCGGTCTGGAGAATACGCCGTACCCCCTCTGCTACCTCGGAAGAAGTGAAGGACCTCAGCGGCATCGACAGACACCGTGACCGCAACGTGTCCGACAGCTTCTGGGGGTCTGTGGTTACGAGTAGGAAGACGGTGTTCCGAGGGGGCTCCTCTACAAGCTTCAACAAGGCTGCCTGGGCTCCTTTGGAGAGCATGTGACACTCGTCGAAAATGATCACCCGGTATCGGTGGACGATGACCTGCTTCAGCAGACCCTCTAGCTCGCGGACATCATCTACGCCGTTGTAGGTAGCAGCATCACGCTCCAGGATGGACTGGTGGCTATCGTAAAGCTCCCTACACGAGGAGCACACCCCACAGACATCCCCGGCTTGCATGAAGCTGTCGCAGTTCAAAGCCCGCGCGTACAAACGGGCCAAGGTGGTCTTCCCGGTCCCCCTGATTCCCGCAAAAAGTACCGCCCCCGGAACCCTGCCCATCAGGATCGAGTTCACCAGGATGCGCACAGACACCGGCTGTCCGATGACCTCTGAGAATGACCGAGGACGGTACTTGATCGAGAACTGCATGCTACTTGTAGTAGGAGAGGTCCCTCTCGTAGAACTCCTTGAACGCCTGCTTGATACGCACCACCCGAGGAGTCTTGTTCTCAGGCTTACCCCAACCCCAGTTGCCGAACTTGGACCGGTTGACGCGCTTCCACGCCTCCACGAAGACCTGCTCCGGCCAATCACCGATGCGCTTCTTGGAGTTCTGGAACAGCCGATAGGCCGCAGCAGGGTTGTTCTGCCACAGGTTCAAGAAGAGGGCCACGCAGCCGCTCGACCACCCCGCCTCCTGGTCCGCCATGACCAGATCATTGATCGTAGCTCCCCCAAGAGGGCTACGGGGGTGTTGCATCTGGCGTGAGAACTCCTGCTCCGCGAAATGGGCCTGGGCAGCGGCCATCCCGAACGCACAACCCATATCCGCGAACAGACGAGCGAGACGGAGAGCGAACCGCTTCTGGCTCTGGAAGCTGTCCGGGTGCGCAACACGACCCATGCAGATGTCGACGATCTTCTTCTTCTGGGCTTTCTTACGAGGATCGAGCACCTGCGCTTGAACGCCCCCAGGTACCCACACGAACTTACCCCCAGTGATCCTGAAACCGAACTGCTCGAACTTCTGGCAACCAGTCTCTTCGTCACAGCAGATCACGTCGAAGAGGGTATCGTGATCGTCCTCCGCACCGTCAAAGTCGTAACAAGGGATCGACTTGAGGCTCTCCAGGAACTTCTGGAGTCGACCGCTCGTGAACGTCCACTGCATGAACCCAAAGGTGACTCCGGTCTCGTCATACATGACCACAGTGTCGTGCGCGCCCTCACACCGAGCCACGACACCGAGAACACGCTGCATCGGGGTAAGAGGCCCCGGAGGGTCGTAAAGGTTCTCCCCTCGTACACGAGGGCCTCCCCCGTCCTTCCACTTCACCCACGTCGCCTTAGCCATTGGAGGACCCCTTCTTCTTCGTGGCCTTCTTCTTCGTGGCCTTCTTCCCGTCCACCAGCAACGGCACCTTGCGCGTAGCGACCTTCTTCTTCGCGACCTTCTTCTTCGCGACCTTCTTCTTCGCGACCTTCTTCTTCGCGACCTTCTTCTTCGCGACCTTCTTCTTCGCGACCTTCTTCTCGTGCACCCGCATGTGAGCCTTCAATCCAGCGGCAGACTTAGCCTTGAAACCACAAACGGGGCAACGGAGGGCCTTATCGGTCTCGATGGCCTCCTCGGCGGCCTTGCGCTTAGACCGGAAAGCGTCGTCTCCCGTGTATTCGCACTTCGTCTCCCTGTGGAGGTTGAAGTCGTCCTCGTCACGGAAACCGAGACCGCAATCGGGACACCAGAAGGGGATCTCATCCTCGGGAGCCGTAGAACGCTCCGGACGGAGTCCCTTCTTCTTCTGCATGAAGTACTGCAACCGCTCCATGAGCATCCGGTAGGACGTGTAGGAGGTACCATCCCGGTCGGTGAGGACGTCCCGGATAGAACGACGCATCACGGATAGGTCAAAGAGATTCTCCTTCAAGAACGTCAAGACCCCCAAAATGGAACGCACGTTGTGCCGGCGAGCACGAGCCGACGCCAAAGCCCTCTCGTGGAACCGGATCTGTCCCTCCAGCTCCGCGTCTTCCTCTCGAAAAGACTCCAAGATGAGATCGAACTTCGTCAAGACAGCGCCCTTGAAGTCGTTGCTGGACCCAAAAACTTCCTCAGCCATCTTTGCGTGAACGTCCTCGACGTCCAAGTTCTTCTTCTTCGATTCAGTCATCCTCTCCTCCTTACACAGCGTCTTCTTGGATGTGCTTGTCACTCCAACGCTGCACAATTTCAGTGTCCACCAACAACGGTACCCGGAACTGTGTCATCTCTCTGAGCCGGACAGTCATCGCGTCATCCATGATCGCGCACACCTGATCGATGCAAGAAGTATGGGCGTACACTACCAATTCATCGTGGATATGCAAAATAGGTGCTGCGGGCAACTCGTGACGATGGATCTCCTGGTTGATCCAGACCAGCGATAAGGAAGCCATGTCCACGGCAGTACCCTGAATAGGGCTGTTGACGGATTGACGCAGCGCGCGACCCACCTTGCCCTTCACGTAGCGAGCTTCCCTGTTGATGACGCACGAGTGGAGATGCGGGCACGCCTTGCACTTCTCGAACTGCCTGCTCTTGACTGCCCGCATGTGATCACGAAGCTGCTCGGTAGTGATCTGATAGAGTTCCTGAGGATCGATGCCAAGCCATAGTGGGTACGGGCCGTCCTTGTAGCACGGAGGACGCGACTCCCACTTGGGAGCGGCTACGGTAGGCGGTACCTGTAGTTGAGCATCGGGAAGATGACGTCTACGCCCAAACAGGTTGTTCACGTACCCGTAAGCCTTAACGAACGCGTGCGTATCATCGATCCATTGACGAAGCACAGGGGCTGCCCCGAAGTAGTCGTCGTTTATAAGAGTGTGTGCCTCATCAGGGGTCATCCCGAGCCTCTCCGCCAAGGAGAACTCGCTCTGCCCGTAAATGATACCGAAGTTGACCGTCTTGGCCTTGGAGCGATCCGCCTTATGCTGCCGCTTCACCTCCTCGGGTGAGAGATTCGGATGCCAGATCTTGGCAGCCATGGCCGCGTGCATGTCGTGCCCTGCGTTGAAACCATCGATCCAGACCGGCTCTCCTGATAAGTGAGCAGCCACCCGCAATTCGATCTGGGAGAAATCCTTGAAGATCAACCTGTAGTCATCCGCAGCGCACCACATCGACTTCACGATCAAGCCGCCGTTCTCTGGTCTGGGCAACGTGGTGAGGTTCGGGTCGGCGCACTTCAGACGCCCAGTAGCAGAATCCATCCAGAACGTAGGGTGGACCCACCCCACTCGACCTCCATTGGTGACCTCCTCCACCTTGTCGAGAGCCGCCTCCGCGTACAAACCGTGGATCTGCTGCGCTCTACGGAAATTGAGCAAAGGTTCTCGAATAGGGTGCTCAAGACCCTTCAAGGCGTCTGCATCGGTAACCCACTCCTTATGCTTGTTCTTCTTCCCTGGCAGACCCAGCGTTTCGAAAAGCATCTGACCGAGCTGCTTGGGTGAACCCACGTTGAACTTCGCCCCGCACATCTGGTGTACCGCTCGCTCAGAATCCAGGAGAACCTTCGCCTGCTCGTTGAGAACCTGACGCGCCACCTTGAGGTCGAGCGGAACCCCGTGCAGCTCCATCAAGGTCAGCGTGTGCTGGAGCGGCATGATGAGATTGTTGAAAACCCACGTCAGCCCCTCTTCCTCCAGCATGGGCGTGAAAACGAACTTGAGAGCCAACGTGAGGTCGGCATCAGCACAAGCGTAGGGGTATAGGACCTTCAACGGCACCTTGGAGTACCGCTTCATGTGCTGATCGTAGAACTGGAGAGCCTGCTGGAGGTCGTCCTTGAAGTAGCTAGCCCCTTGAGACAGGTACGCGTCCGAAATACCGAGCTTGATCACCTTTCCGTCGACGGAGAAATCGGACTTCAGCGCGTGAGAAGACACCAGCCGCTCCTCGTCGAGAAGAGCGTGAGCGAGCATGGTGTCGAACGTCAAGTTCCTAGTGTGGATGCCCATCAGAGCGGCTAGCTGCCGAACATCGAACTTTCCGTTATGGGCGACCTTGGGAATGTCGGTCTCCAAGATCTCCTTGAGGGACCCCTCGGCGTTTTGTTGACGAGCACCCCAGTACGGGCCGTCGTCGGAACGACTCACCGGGACGTATGCCGCCGTACCCGCTTCCCACGGAAGTGCCTGGGTACGGCCCCATGCGAACGAGATGCCCGCTACGCGGTGAACAAAGTCTTCGGGAAGCTTCTTCTTACCCTTCCAGGTAGGGTGGTTGGTCTCGATGTCGAAAGCGAATTCAGCAGAACGCCCCAACTCCTCAAGAAGCCATGACAACTTCTTGGGGGTGTCGACGAGGTGGTAAGAAGGGGGCGCCTCTACCTTCGAGAAGAACATCTACCACCTCCGCGCAGAAGCAGACGTGCTGTCACCCCAGTTGTCGCGCACGTACATCCACGCCCGGAGCAACACGATGATGAGATCACGGAGGTCCCGTTGCTGGATGAAGAACTCCCTCTCCCGATCTCCCGCTCCGTTAACGTACTCCCTCCAGCAACACACCGAGAAGGAGGTCACCTCTCCTTCCTCGGTGGCCACAAGCTCCGCGACCACCGACCCTTTGCTGAACTCCTTGAGAGACGTAACGTCCTGCATGACCGCAGAGGGCTCAAGCTCCTTGAGACCTGAGCAGGAGCTGCCGGACATCTCCGGCACTTCACGTGCGCCGTCACCGTCACGCATCTCCTTGTGACGCTCAGAGATGTAGGTCATCGCTTCCACGACCGACATCACCATCAACGGTATATTGGGTACTCGGGTGAACGGAGAAAAGTACCGGACAGTACCCTCTACACACTCCGTGGCGCACACGACATCAAAGAACACCTTCTGCGCCGACCCTACGTACTTGTGGTAGACCTCGACAACCACCCCCGAATCACCAAACTCAGCGACTTTCACAGAATCCACCATCAGCCGTCACCCTTACCTTTACGGAGGTTCTCCACATCGACGCGTCGGACGTATGCGGCGCGATCTACGAGAATCTTCTCGATTTTCCCCTTCTTGACAAGGTTGAACATCGCCACATGAGTCAAACCTTGCATCCGGGCCGCTTCCGCAACAGTCACCAACTCGTTTCCGTCGTCGTCACGGAGCTTCTTAGGGGTTGATGGGGCAGCTTGAGCCTCTTCGGGTTCTTCGGTCTCTATCTCCAGGTCCATCTGCGCCTTGTCCTTGGGGGCTTCTTCGGACTCAACAACCTCAAGCTGACCCTCGCGAAGGACGTGACGCTCCATAACCAGATCGTACAACTCCTGGAAGCTCAGCTCTCGCAGGTTATGCTTAACGCATGACAAGAACTTCTTCCGCTTAGAAAAACCTATACCCAACCTCACGCCGTAAACGGCCAAACAGAAGTGGTGCACGTCACAGGTAATGTCGCAAGGACGACCTATGATGTTACCACACTTAGGACACTTCTGACCGCCGTCCATGGGGGCCAAGATGTTACAGATGTGACTCTCTAGCTGAGGATCAGAGAAGCACTCCCGTCCGATGACTTCCTCCCCGAGCCTAGAGGAGTAGTGCCGGTTCATCTCCTTCAGCACATCCTCGTCGAGGAGTACTTTCGGTGCTACCTTGGGCTTCTCGTTGCTCGACACGACTACCTCCTAGACGGGCGCCTTGATGAGAAGAGTAACGTCGGCTCCAGTCTCATCGGTGATGACCAGAGACGTCTCGTCCTTGTCATAGAAAACCAAATGCTCCTGATGGAGCTTCATCGAGTTGATCGCTCGGTTCTTGTGAACCCTGAAGGGGATCATGTCGGTCGCTCCCCCCACAAGGCACTCTACCAACTCCTGAACCTCGCACCCGTTGTGCGTCTTGGCGCTCACGCTCCACACCGGGTTTCCGCTCGACCCTATACCGGACACCGAGAACACTACCAGCGACTCCTCGGTACCCACCACAGTCGACACCAGGTCCAGCACTTCCAAGAACCTCTTTTTGTTGAAAACGTACTTCCTGCCGGCAGGATCGATCTGCATTACCCCCGATTGAAGACCCAACGCGTCGGCGTAACATATTGGCAGATCGTCATAGAGCTTCGGGGTGAGTACGATCACGGAACTGCGTAACTGGTAGCCGAACATGTTCGAAGAGAAGAAAAAGTTCTGCACCTCGTCCTTGAACACTTGAAGTGCCTTCGACTGGGAGAACGGCAACACGTGCCGGGCACCCGACCACGGCGCATCGTCCCAGAGAGACAGAGTAGGGTGTGCGCACAACCGAACAGCGGTTTCGCTGAACTTGACGACACGGCACAGACCTTCAACGGTGTTGTCAATCAGTATGCCCGAAAACCTGGGCGTCTCACCGATAGATCCCCCGCAAGTCACAATAGACTGAGCGAGCCACAGAATCGACTCAGTGTCCTCCTGACGGAGACACGACAGCTCCGGTAGAGCCGGCTGCTTGACGTACGACGCGGCAGGGAACTTGACGGAGATGTTGTCCTCGACGACCAAGAGGAAGTTTTTACGAGGCGTGAACTTGATCTTACTCCCCTCGTAGAGCCTCTTGAAAAGAGCAACGAACTTGGGCGACTCGACCCCCATGTTGAAGGTCTTGCCACCTTCCACAGGGTGAGAGGCGAACACCACGGCTTCGGAGTCCTGGGAGAACAGGTAGAAGTTGGTACCATCGTACGAGATGTACACATAGTCGTTCTTGGGACTACACTTCTCGATAGCCCGACAAAAATCAAAACCGAACTTGTAGTCGACAACGAAGCTGGAGCCGTCAACACTTACTAGCATACCTGGTCTGCCTTGATGTAGATGGGCTCACAGCCCTTCTTCTCCGGATACAACTTGTGCACGACACTCACTGTCCTAGAGATCTCCCGACGAGCCACCTCGATCCTGCGGTAGGACATCCCTAAACGACGGGAAAGGGCCACGTCGGTCGCCCCAGGATCATCACAGAGGCTCTCCAGCACACCCTGCGCGGTCAAGGAGATGCGCTCAGAGATATTGCGGACCAAACGGGCTGCCTCGATCCTCACCTCCGGCTCAGGGCCACCGTCAGTCAAGTGCTCCAGCACCTCGTCCCCCGTGGGGTGCTCGAAAGAACTCAGCCCACCCTCAGCCCGAGAGTCCCCGGCGTACTCCGGAAAGTCGACGTCTACGTGATGCGCGAACCCACCCTCCCCGGCATCGTAGCCGCGTTTTTCCGTCCGAGTCGACTTGACCAGGTTGAATGCCTTCCCGAGAAGACGGTTATATAGCAACGACTCTATTTTTGCGGTCTTCACGACCTCTACAGAGGACTCGTCCACCCAGATTTCCTCTGGGACCTTTGTCGTTCGGGGAGTAGAGAGGAGGACCGCGCGTCCGTCTTTGCGCAGCATGTGGTACAGGCGACGATTCCTCCGAAAAAGAGGGGATCTGTACAGCTCCATGACGTCTGCAACAGAAAGAAGCAGTTCACCGAGAACCTCCTCCTCTGGCAGAAACGTCGACTTCGCCGTGTCCACCGTCAACCTGAAGATCAGGCCACGCCACTTCTGGACCGCTAGAGCCAGACCAGGATGCTCGTCGTGTAGACGACGGATGACCTGATCGATGACTACCAAGGCAGAACGCTGACGATTCTTCACAGTCCCTCCGTACGTGACCGCACCTGCGCCAACCTGGAAGCGGAGAGCGCCCCTGGGTCTTCGTCCTTCTCAAGATGAACCAAAGCAGGATCTAGCCCGAACGCACACAACTCGTCGTAGATCTTACGACCGTAGTCGACCACCTTGCCGTTCCTCTTCTGAACAACAGCATCCCCGTCCATGCACACGACAAGCTTCACCCCGAGACGCACCGAAAGATCCCGCAACCGATTCAGCTGAGCTGCGCTGGCTTCCTTGGTGAACAACCCCACCGCTTCGCAACCCAGCTTCGCCATGTTCCAGACATCGCTCGGACCTTCTACGACCCACAGCTCACCAGACGTACCGGAGACGAGCCAACCTCCGTAGAGAACGTTCTGGATGGGGGAACCCGTTGGGGTTCTCCACCGCAGCTTGGCGTCAGGATTCAGATACCGGACCTGGAACGTGATGTACGCCCCGTTTAGATCGTAAACAGGAACCACGATGGAGTCCCCAATGAAGATGCCCGCACTGTCTCCGCTACGTCCGTACAAGAGACCAAAACGACCAACTATCTCCGGACCAATCCCCCTCTCGGTCAGGTACGCCACAGACACGATGGGTTCTACCTGGGGGGCCTGCGGAAACTCACTGATCCAGTAGTTTCGCTTCTTCTCCGGATGGGCAGCAAGGAGGGCTTCGATGTCTGGGGTGACCTGGGTGACACGGAGGTCCCGGTACACCTGAGCCCAGCTCTCGATCCCCTCCATGAGCTTGTAGAAGTACGCGAACGACCCCCTGACGCCACAACGCGGAGAACCGCATACAAAAACGCCACGGTCTATATCTATGCTGAACGACGGAGAATTGTCGTCATGGAAAGGGCACTGGGTGTGTAGCTGGCCGCCAGAACTAGGCGTTTTATCAGGGAACTTCGAAAGTATATACCCACGAACGTCCAAAAAACACCTACCAGACACGTAGAGACTCACATAGCGTGAGCACTATACCTAGCACATACAAAAAGGGGCTGTCAAGAAAAATCCACTGAACAAAAGAACGGTACCTAAGTACCCGTTATGTATGGATTTATCTTAACTGCATGAGCCCAGAGACGGTGAAGTTCCCTAGAAATCGTCATCCGGGGCAAATCCGCGTCCAAAACAACCTCCGGTATAGTGATAGACCCTCCCCGGACGAACTGAGGACTGAGAACGATGATCCCCTCCGCCTTCTCCTCATCGGTCTGATCGATGGCAATACTCAGATCGAGAGCCCTGGAGATGTCCGTGCTGAGACCACGATGCTTCAAGCCGATACGCTCGACCGTTGCGCCTTCCATGTTCGCCTGAGAGGCCACGAAAAGCGGAACCGAGAACTTCTCGGCATGCCGCTTGAGGTCCCACACGATCTGCTTTTGGTCACGGCGCTCTTCACGGAAAGAACGGCTAGGCGCAATAATGTTCAGGTAGTCCCACACTTCGACATCCGGAATCCAACCTTCTTTCACGCGGAAGTGTTCCAGCTCTGACTCGATGTCCGGGACGGTCGTCTCCTCCGGAGTTGCCTTGATGACCTTCAGCCGATTACCCCACGTGCTCATCCACCGGAAGGTGGCATCCATGGCGTCCTTCTCTGCCTGTGTCAGCAGGAGGCCGGAGACGCGTTCGTAGTTCAGCTCACTGAACATAGCGTCATAGCGGTCCATGGTCATCTCCTGGGAGTTCTCGTACGTCACATGCAGGACGTTGAAACCCTGCAAGAGCGTCGAGTACCCCATCGCGTTCAAGAAGATGGACTTGTACCGCTTGAAGGGGGCGAGAAAATCGACAAGCATCGGAGCGCGGATGGTGAACTGCGCGTCCAGACCTTGAATACCGGTAAGCACCCGTGGACTTGTCGCCGGGTTGTCACGGAGGACACGACGACGCTCGACACGCTCCTCGTAGGTCGACGCGTAGTCGACAATTTCCAACTGAGAACCCTCCACGACACGGCGACCTTCGAGGACAGCCTCGTGCAGCTCGTCGAAGAGAAAATCAATGCGAGAAGTCCGAGCGAACCCCTCATAGGCCGACCGCGTCTTAGTGTTGGCGACACAGTACGCCACGTAGGCCCGGAATCGATCCGAAGCATCCTGCTCGAACGTAAGTTGCTTCGCGTACAGATTCCAGATCTGGAGACGGTGCTTCTCCCGAACGTCTTCGTCCTCAAGGGACAAAAACTCCTGCTCCATGAAGTCCCACACCGGAGGACTCCAGTCGCGCTCACGAAGGAGCTTCACCATCCACTGGTAGGACTCGACCTGGAAGTGCTCGGGCTGCGTAGAGTGAAGGACGTCCGGATCGATAACGCCTGACCGCTGAACAACGGCGGCCAGGAACTCCTCCTCTACGCGAACATCGATTTTCATACCGGCCACTCACTCATGCCATCAGCGGTTCTGAAGTCCTCGCCGCCCCCGACCTCTACCTGCCGAAAAACACGACCCCCAATGACGCCGTCAGGACGAATCTCCAGCACCGAGTCCAGAACACCACCGTAGAACCCCGAAAGACTCGACGGGGCATAGTTGGAAGTGATGATGGTGGGGAGCCGATGATCGAGCCGGTGGTGCATGATACGGTGCAGCATCGTAATGTTGGACTCTTTTTTCCAGTCTGCACTACGGGACTCCGTCCCGAGGTCATCGATAACGAGGACAGACGCGCGCCACGTCTCTTCGTCCCAACCCCTGCGCTCTTTCTCGCACATGGCGTGAATGTTCTCGAAAGCATAGGTACGGCGGGGATCGTAGTTCTCAGTCTTCGACAACGTCCACAAGAGCACGTACAGCAGGTAGTGCGCCAAGGTGGTCTTCCCGCGACCGTTCTCTTTCGAGAAGATGTACAGACACAGCCCCTTCGACATCACCTCGAAAGGGTTGTAGAGAAAGTACTGAACCGCTTCCGCACCGTTCTCTATCATCGGGAGTTGGTACTGAGGTGAGCTAACCAGGTCCAGGGTGTGCTCGTGGAAACCACCCCCTACGAGACGGTTGAACGCCCGAAACTTGATCGCACACGCACACAGCTCGTCACCGAGGTAACCCGTACCTCGGCACGCAGGACAATCGCGCTGGATCTTGATTCGCAGCGGTGACCAGTCGCTCATTCCTCGGACAACTCCTTCAGCGTCTTAGAAGACTCCGAGTGGGAGACTCCATGAGCTTCCTGCCACGCCACAAGCGCGTTCACAACGATCTGAGACCACCCCTCCAGAACCCGCAAGCGGTGAAGTTCCTTCAACGGAAGCCACCGAAGGTTCTTCCCCTCAGACAGCATCTGTAGGCGCTGAGAGTCCCCCAGATCGACCTGTGCCTCCAATATGAGCCCAAGATGGACCCTCCCCACCTCGTCGCTCTCGTCATACAGGATACCCCTCACTCGCAGCTTATCGTGCAGAACAGAGCTGGCCGGAAAATGCTTACCGCCGTCCACGTACACCAACTCCTCGTCGATCTCCCGGAGTGCCGCGTGGTACACCATCCGCTTCCAAAAAGTCTGCGCGTCGTCCTTGTTGATGTGGCCCCCGATACCGATGGAGTGCTTGGCGTCCAGACGGGATTCTCGGCCACCGGACCGTTGGTAGGTCAGGAACATTCCGTCGCAGGAAATGACGTTGTACGGGATGACCTGCTTGTACTGCGGACTCTTCTCTGCCTCGTCCCGGTCCACGAAGAACGCCCCCGACAGGAGACCCCAAAAAGCCTCGACAGCCTCATCCCCGAACACCAACGGGCTATCCGCGAGTCCCGGCACCAGATTCAGTTCACTCTCCTTGATCACCCACACCCACTCTCGCTCGTTGGTCATCCTCTTTTCCTCCATCGAACATCACGGATCGCCCGATACGGTGACACGTTGATCCCGACGTCGTTCCAGATGTCGGGATAAAGACCCCACTTGCTGTACTCCTCCCACGTTGGCGAACCTGACAACAGCCGAGCGTCGTCCCACGAGTGCTTGAACTCCACAAAGTTCTCCGGGAGGCACGAAATGCACAGATACTTGTTGTTGGCGTAGTGACGCTTGCCCCGACGCTGCGTGCCATCCGAATAGTAATAGTACCCGTCCGCACGGATAGAAACTATCTGAGATGCGTCCTCGGAGTCGTCCGAAGAGGGCCTCCACCCCTTGGGGATGCAAGAATCTGGAAAGTCGCACTCAGCTGACAACCCCAAAAACTCCCGAATCGGGCGCCACGGATCGTTCTGGGTCTTCTTCAGAACTCTCATATCGGGGTCAAGGGCGTTGACGTTCACTATCGCCATGATGCCTACGTGATCGTCGGGACTGATCTCGACGCACCTAGAGAACTTCTGCTGAAGCCACCACAAGTAGTCGACACCCTCCGCTTTGAGAGAACGGATACGGTCGGTGATTCTGTGGTAGAGCACCAGGTACTTCTTCGGAGCACGTTTCCCGGAAGAAAACGACTTCGGCTCCGGACCCACAAAAACGCCTTTCCCGAAGTACGCCCGGCGTCGATGCTCGATCTGCAAGCGGATGAACTCCAGCATGAAGAACGCCACCTCGTCGACAGCCTCCCGAGAACCAGCGTGCTCCCGGAATTTCTCGAACCACGTCCAGTGGATACGCTGGTTGAGAAGCAGCGTCGGACGTTCCCACATCTCGTAGGGCGTCATCAAGCACGACAAGACCAGGTAGGACTTCCAGTGAACGTCCATCTCGTCCATCCGATAGAGGAACATCCGAAAGTTGTCGCGCTTGATCTTCAGGTACTTGTAAGGGTCCTCCTCGTGCCATGGCTTCATCAGCCCCGAGTACCCCATGTAGGCCCACATCTGCCCCGAGAGTTCGATGATCTCCGGAAAAATGGGGTCTGGGTCTGGGCGTGTGGTCTTGTCAAAATAGATCGGAGACAGCCCTTGCTCGGACGCCTTCAAAATAGGGTGACCGTGGAGATCAGTACGCACCATCTGGTCCAGGAACTCGTTCACACTTCACCTCACAGAGACAAGTACCGCAAGAGGTCCTCACGTCCCATCTCTACCAGCTTTTCGTTACTCGTCGTGATCGCATCGGCCATGTCCTGCTTGCCCAGCAGCTTGTCCCGGATCAGCTCATCCACCGAGGCCACCACATCCAGAAAAACTACCGTCGCTGGTTTGGCGCGGATCATATCGAGCCTGGTCGGAGCGGACGCCGCTACCCGGCGGTGGATACGGTCCAGGGACTGCTTGTACAGAGTGAATGAGTACGGACGGTCTATGTAGATCGACGTGCGGCCTCGCGCCAAGAAGTCGACCCCCGTCCCTGCCTTGGCCGGAATGCACACCGCGACCCTCGGAGACGCGGCGTTCTCGAACTGGTCTGCGATAACTGCCAGCTCGTCGTTACCCACCCCTCCGTAGATCTTGACCGCTCCGTAGGTGGAGTTGTAGCGCTCGTAGAGCAGCTCCACCCCCTTCCGGTACTCCGTCCACAAAACGACCTTGGCCTCTGGATCGGAAAGCACCTCTTCGAGGACCGAATCGCACTCCACGTACTTCGCAGACTCCCCCTCCTCGTCCAGAAGACTCGGATGGTTCATCACCTGACGTAGCCGCAAAACCGTCGAGTTGTCAGAGAGAAAGCGGTACAGGTTGACCATGCTGTCACGAGGAAGATCGGCAACGATCTCCCCGCAAATGGTCTTGTACAGAGCCAGCTGCTTGCCTGACATCTCGACGTCTCTGACCATGAACACCCGGTCCGGGAACCCAGTCATGTCGTCCTTGGTGCGCCTGATCGACACCGCCTCCAGCAGACCCTTCAGCTCGTCGAGATTCTTGAAGCCCACCACCTTGCGGTGGGTCCCTCTATGCCCGTACGTGACGTTCTTCTTGACCACAAAATGGTTCTCGAACTTGTTCTGATGGGGAACCGTGTCCAGGGACAGAGAACGGAGGACGACGAAAGCGTTCAACGGGCTCTCGCTGACGGGAGTACCGGTCATCAGGATCGCACGAGGTCGATTACCCTCTCGATCCCTGGAGTCGTTCAGCAACGACAAAACACACTTCGTACGCTTCGCGTCCGGGTTCTTGTACATGTGGAACTCGTCAACGATAATCATATCCCACTGCATATCCCGGAGGAGCTTCAAAATCTGGCCACCCCACTGCTTGCCGCCCCCGATAAGGTTCTCCGGATGGATGAGCAAGACGTCCCACTCGGTGTCCTTGTTCCCTTGGATAAAGCTGAGCGCTCTCTTGCGTCCGTTCGGGACCGCCAAGGGCTTCAAATGTGTGTGCTTTTTGATCTCCTTCAGGAAACCGATCTGCACTGTGTAAGGGCAAATAAGGAGCGAACGACGTACCTTCGGACCCAAGGCAACGACAGTCGCCAGGGCTTCCAAACTCTTGCCAACTCCCATCTCGTCGAAAATCCCCACACGCCGATTGTTGTACGCGAAGGAGATCGCAGAGAGCTGATCTTCGTACGGAACCGTCTTCAACTTACCGTCGAGAAGACCGCTCACGAACTGATTGTTGACGCCCTTCTTGATCTCTTCGTTGCGCACCCGCTGTGAGTGAATCCACGTGATCCACTGGAAAGCATCCTCGTGGATGGTTCGCCCCTCCACGAGACCCAGCATATCGAGACGGTGCCGGAGCATCGCCATGTCGTAGTAAGAGATTGTCCAGGTGTTCTCGTCCACCTCGTACGACGACAGCAGACCACGCACTACCAGGTACACCCGCTCGTAGTAGGGATGCCGGGGATCTAACTGAACGCAGATGCGTTTCCCCTTGAGAGAGATCTCAATCAAAATCACCCCTCAAGAACTCGTCAACCTCAGACTCCCGCTTATCCTGCTCGGACACCGACGCCATCTCCAAGACACGACCCTTCAGGAGGGGGTACCCCTTGCACCCTACCCCCTTGACCTCGATCTCGCGTACAGGAGCCCCAGGGCTCAAGTAGTAGAGCGACTCGAACGTCCTACGCTCGTCCGCCCCCACGTTGACCAACGACGTCTTGACCGAGATCCGAATAACGTCACCCGAGTCGGCCTCACCCTTCCACAGGTACCACAGGATGCCCTTGGAAGACTCCAACCGCGACGTCAGGTACTTGCCGCACTTGTCCTGCCACGAACACTCCTCGTCGTTGATCCACGCACGGATGAGCTGGCCCTCTCGACGTCGTTGAGCCGTCTTCTGGTAGCCAATCTGTACGATGAACTTCACTCGCCACCCTGCGGAGCTGTGCTGACCTCCTCAACAACCTGCTGCCACTCGGCGTCGGCCTCATTGAGGGGCAAGCCGGTCTTCGCCGTCGGAGGAAGCTTGGCCTCCATCCACCGAACAACGAGATCTACGAGAGATTTCGCCACAGGAACATCAGGAACACCGCTGATGCCCGACGGCTGGAACTCTTGGTACTTGAACTTCTCGTAGACCTTCGCCGGAGGAACCCCGAACTGAAGAAGCAGCGAAAGGGCGATGGACCACATGTCCGCGAGACCATGCAACTCGTGCCCGTGCTTGCCCATCCGGATGAACACCTCGCCAGGGGTACCGTCGGGGTAGCAACCCACCGTGAAGTACCCCTTGATCTCCGTGATCTCCTTCTTCTCGTTCTCACGAGTCAGGGTGAACCGCACCGTACGGCTCTTGCGCTCATCGAGAAGGGGACGACGGATAGGCTCGTCCCCGTAGCACTCGTGGAGTCCAACCAGAGAGGTCTCGATGTCGACCGGCTGTTCTTTCTTGATCATCGCGTCACCTTGTCCAGAAAAGTTCTGATCGTGGTCGCCGCGTAATCCATATCACGCGAGGTCTTGACAGACCGAAGTGCTCCCGAAGGGTGCACGCAGATAGCCACCTTGGCGTCAACGTCCCCCACGAGACCAGTAGGGTTCTCCAGGATTTCCCCACAGTGCTTGGACACCCGGCTCCGATACGGCGTCACCGCAGACATCGCTTCGTTCCCGAAGCAGATGATGAACTTGGGCTTGAGCAGATCCAGCTCGGCGCGCAGATACGGAAGGCACGCCATGACCTCGGGGTACGTAGGGGGTCGATTGTTCTCCGAATAGCACTTGCAGGTGTTGGTGATCCAGCACTCCGACCGGCTAACACCGATCTGCTCAAGAAATCGATCCAACCGGGACCCCGCAGGGGCCTCGGGGAAGAAGGGCACGCCGTTCTCCAGCTCCTGCGCCCCTGGGTTGCGACCGAGGAGAAGAATCTCGCGATCTTCCGCCCCCGAAGCGTACGTGGGGCCTTTATCCCCGCAATGAGACCTCAGCTCACAACGGTTGCACTCCGAGATGGCCCAATCGACCTCCCTCAGAGAGCCCCAGGACGGATTCTGCGCGCCGTAAGCTTCCATGTAGTCCACCATGCCCGTCAGGTCCGTTACACGGTCTGGAAGGAGCCCTGACGGCACAGGATAGCGTCTCCCTATGTGCTCCGACAAGATCTGAACCCGCATAGGGTCCCTGTAGAGGGGTTTGGACACCTGTTCGAGGAGAACTTGGCGTTCCTTCTCAGAAAGACAGTGAATCGCCTCCCGTAGAGATGGAATCTTGACGAGCCGGTACATCTCGGCAAGAAAATCCCCCTCGGGGAGTATCTTGGAGGTGGATTTCTTCTCGTCGAGTTCCTTGGCGTGCTCCGGGTTGAGCAGCTCGCCAAGACTCCCGAACCGGCGCAACAAAGCAGACCCGGTTTTCGGCCCAACCCCCTTCACCCCCGGAAGATTGTCCGAGGCATCCCCAACGAGAGCCTTCAGATCGGGAATCTGAGCACAATCCACCTCGAAGTGAGCCTGCGCGGACGTCTGATCCACGAACAGCTCCTTCTGATGGTCGTAGACGTGGACCCGGTCGCTCACGAGCTGCCAGAGATCGCGATCTCCGGTCGCCAGGATGACTTCCCAGCCACCGAGGACGTACGCGAAGTACTCAGCGAGCCACGCCAATACGTCGTCGGCCTCCACCCCGTGGACAACTACCTGACGGACTCCGTACGCGTCGAGATACCGGCGTGCGAGCATCAACTGCTCGTCGAGGGCCTCCAGATCGATGGCAGAGTCCCTCTTTTTCTGCGCCCGGTGGGCTTTGTACTCCGAGTACAGCTCCGTCCGCCACCGAGATTTCCCCCTATCCCAGCACACCACAACATCCTGAGGCGTGAATTTCGACATCACCTCGAAGAAGTAAGTGATGACCTTCTGAGCGATGCCCTCGATGGGGCTGGAGTGGGCGGCACGCCACAGAAGAGGGTTACCGTCGATGAGAAGCACGCGACTCATGCTCTTAAAATACAAGATGGGGTTGAAGGTGGCAGAACTAGGGGTTGGGCTACTCGGCTAGACGGTTCACCAGAAGTCGTTCCCTGTCGTCCTCCTTGCGAGGCTGCTCTACCTCACGAATGAACTCCGCAGGAACCAGCCTCTGGCCTTGAGTGTTCACCTCACCCTTCAAGGCATTCCACTTGGGAACGTCGAGAACAAGCCTGAGGCAGTCGTCGAACCCGTTGGCCGTGAGCCACTCGACGATGCGCGCCTCGTCCCGCTTGATCACCGTATCCCCGACCGAAACGACCACCTGAGCCGCAAAACCGCCGTCTTCTAGGTACTTGGAGGGCTTGCCCGGCTCCGACTCCACTCCGTGCTCCTTCACGTAAGCCATGAGAGGTGCACGAAGCTCCTTCTGGACCTCCTCGAAGGCCTTCTTGTACTCAGCCTGGGCATCACGGGCCGCAGCGTACCTCTGAAGATCCTCGCAGTACTTCACGCGAAGCTGAGCCTGCTCCTCCTGGAGTCGCTGCTCCTCGAAGTAGTCGTACTCGGGCTCGTCGATATCTCGCTCACCGTCATCAGGCTTGAAGCCCAGCGCCCCCATCGAGGGCTCGACCGGAGACAGCTTGAGGACACGGACATGACCCGCCAGGACCTGCTTCTCCTGGACCGCCCAGAGCGCCTCTCCGCCTTCGGCACGACAGATCAGCATCACGTCTCCCTGCACGACCTCCTTCTGGAGCACCTGAACCGTCAGATCCTCGACATCGACTGCCTGCCAGGAAGCCGTCTGGGGGTTCTGCCACCAGGTAGGGCCGTTCAGGATGAGAGCAGACCCCACGGGCACCGTCAGAATAACAGCAGGCGGCACTTCCGGAGGTGGAGGAGCGTCCGGAATCGGGTCCGCAGCCGGAGCGGTGATCGTCTGGTTCCCTTCGAGGGGAGGGGTGACCTCCACGGGCGTTGAGGTCGGGACAGTAGACGAGACATTCTCGGTCGACGGGACCTCCGGCTCCGCAGGAACCTCCTCGGTTTTCTCGGGAGCCTTCTCTGCCTCCTCAGGAGCAACAGGCTTCGTCGCAGTCGTCTTCTGAGGTGCCTTGCGGGCCGGGACTGCGGGAGCTGCCGGCGCGGCCTCCCCGTCATCGACCACAGGGTCCGGAGGGACGTTCCCCATCTTCTCCAGCTCCGCCTTATGCTTGAGCTTCATGTGGGTCTTCACGTACCTCTCGGCCTTGAAACCACCTTTTCCGCAAATCGCGCACTTCCACTTGGTCCCCTCGGACATCATCTCCTCCTTGGCAGATCGTACCCTGTCTAAGGTCCTCTCAAGCGGAGGCGTGAGAGCCCTTTCTACAGCACCGAGAGCCTTTGCAAACATCGATTGTCCTCCCGTACAGCCCACATACAAGCCAACGAGGCAACCTTACTATAGCATTGAGGCTCTGTCAATGAAAAAATCAGGAGGCGTCTTCGGAGTCCGGCGGGGTGAGGTCAGCGAAGGGGTCCCGAATCGGGGAAAGGTTCTTGATCCCCGTGATGACCATGTTGACGACGAACGCGTTCTTGGACATCTCCGCGCGCTTGGAGAACTCGACAATACGGTCATGAACAGACGAAGGGAAGCTGACCAGCATCTTCCTCGGGATGTCCGGTGCGTACTCCGTCCCTGTCAACTTCCACTGGCGTACACCGCGCCGAACCTTGTCCTCGACCACCCGGTGCTCTCTCAAAACACGAAGATTGTTCCCCACCTTTGACAAGGTGTGAGTCTCCGCGAACTTCATCTCCAAGAACTTGACCACCATCTCGGTAGTCACCCACTCGTGCTCGCGCTCTAGGTACCCCAGAGCCTCGATGATCTTGTGACGCAGGACAATAAGGGGGTCTTCCTGCCGGCCCGTGCTCATGAGAATCCTCCTCTCCGGTATACACCGGAAGCCTTAACATCTTGAAGATATATCACGAATCCCGGAGGCTGTCAATAGAGGGGAGTCTCTATACCCAGGTGTAGATGGGGGGAGTACCGCCGTTATAAGACGTGAAGTTGGTGAAGGTCAACGTCTCATAGAAGCACCCGCCGTAGTAGTTTGAAGGCCAGCCGCCAGATTTCGCCAAGTAGACTTTAGGGGTATCGGAAAGCAGAGAAACGGATGCAACAACGTGAATGGCATTTCCGTTGAAGAAGAATTCCGGAAGCCTCCCCGCACCGCCCGTATTCAGCAGAGACTGCACGTGCATCACGTAAGGGTGGTTTGCGGAAACTGCCCCTGAGTTCCCCTCCCAGTTGAACGCACTCGTACTCGTGCACGTGGTGTAGAAAGTATTCCCTTCTACGTGAACAAGAGGGTATTCCCCGTTAGCAGCATCCCACCCAGAAGCCGGGAGGATGTAGAGAGCATGGAGCGGAGTAGGAACTCCGGTGAACACGGAGTCCGTATCATCGAAAACACACCCCTTGATCGAATACTGGGAAGGGTACGACGTCGGCATCCTCAAGTAGCAGAGATAACCGTAAGTGGACGAACCATTCGTGCCTGCAACGGTCTGTACACCTCCCCCAGGACCTGCCCTTGTCGTCAGGAGACAACCGTCGATGGTCACGTTAGCGCAGTCCCTGGCCTTGATGCACGCGCTACCCGCCGGAACGTCCAAAGTGGACCCATTGAAGATCGGCTGGAGGAGCATCTTGTTGCCGCTTAGAGAAACCCCAGCGCAATCATCCCCGTACACCACGCAATGCGAGCCTGAACCACCCCCGAGGCTGCTATAGGGGTTCCCGTTGTACGCCGCAGCCACGACCACGTTGTCGCTGATCAGAGAAAGAGGGGTGGAGGTGGCGGCGTAGATCCCCGTCCCGTTCCCGTAGATGTAGTTGTTGTTCACGGAAACTTGATTGGCGATCTTTCCGAAGAAACCCGCCCGGAGACCGCTCAGCACGTTTCCGCTGACCGTGCAGTTGATCGGCACCCTGTCCGAAGAAGACGTACTCCCCATGTAGAGCGCCGCTCCGTTAGACGAGTTGTCCCCGTTCAGGATCACGGTATTACCGGACACCGCGCTGTCCGCCAAGGCGTGGTCCACGTCGATCCCAGCCACCCGGAAAGAGGTCGTCGACATCCCAGGAAGGATGACAACGTTATCGTTGATAGTGGCACCCTGGATTCCCTGCGTGCCCACCACATAGCTAGTACCGCTGATGTAGATCCCGCGAGTGCTGTTACCACTGGACCTGAGACCGTACAGGATGTTCGCGTCCACAGTGAGGCCCCTGGTATGGTCTCCCCCGGAAGAGGTGTGGTCCAGGGTGATGCGGATACCACGAACCGACCCCTCGGACGACAGACCTCCCATCAGGTTCTCGCTCACAGAGATCATCGAGAGGTCGGGCTCCGTCACCGTCAAATCGCACTCGACGATGACCCCCGTCAGCTCGCTGCTCAAGTAGTGCCCGGAAGAAGTACCCTTCACGAAAGCCGTCATGAAGTTACCGTCGATCTTCAGAACACCAGCTGTGTTCAGGACCGGGAAGCTATTGATGTTGGCCCGAACACCCAAATGGTAGAGATACGTCATCGTGTTGCGGGAGATCTCCACCCCGTAACACGCCCCTTCCAGGAGAACACCCCCTCCAAGATACGAGAACGCGTTCCCCGTAACGGAAATACCACCTCCGTCGAGGAGCAGCACCCCTGTGATGATCTGCGTCGACGATCCAGAGTGCCTATCAACGTTGTTCCCCTCGATATGCACTGAGAACAGCTGATCGACGATGATGCCCGTAGGGGAGTTGAGTTGCGCTCCGTTGTTGCCGATCCTGATCGTGTTGTCCCTGATGTAGATGTCTCTCGTATCGATACTGGAAGAAGATGTATTCTGCACCAGAATACCAGCACCGATAGCAGAATCATTCGTGTCAGGAACCTCGATGTAGTTCCCCTCCAGGTGGAGGTCTGCCACATCGAAGAGCGAGATCGCTATCGGGTAGATCGAGGGGACGCTGTAGATTCGGTTGTTCCGGACCGACCAGCTCGTCATCCCGTCGGCCTTGAGACCTGCGCCAAAGATAAACGGACAACCGATGGATACGTTGTTCTCGATAGTGACGTTGTTGACAGACGTCTCACCGATCACAAGCAGCTCCCAGGCCACGAAAGGGGCTCCCGTGCTGAAGTGATAGCAATCCCGGATCGTGGTCAAGGAACCGGCAGCGAAAGTGATCGAAGTAGCATCGTTGTTGACGATGTTGACCCCTTCGACCACGCAACCCTGCTGGACGTGCCAGTTGTAATCAGCTGCGACGTTACACTGGACGACAGCGCCAACAGGGCTCACGGAGAGCCCCTTCACGCCGCGAACATTCACATACTGCGGCTGCCAGACCGGAAAATCGATGGTCACGCTGCCGATGATGTTGATCCAGTGGGCACCGAGATTCTCGGTGCCGGACATCGCGTGACGCGCATACTCAAACGCCGCGAAGAGGTTGTCGTACGCCGCCTGCCCGTGGTGGGCAACGCTGGTAGCGATACGAGACGCTACCGACCACGGATCGGTGACGTGGTTCACGTTCTGGGTGAAGTCGACAATCCGCGTAATGTCAGTGGAATCCGTAGCCAGATAGTAGAGGAGAACCCCTCGTTCCGGAGGATCTCCCGGACCCGAGAAGTGGTAGGTATCCGAAACGTTCGGGATGTTCTCCGTCAGCCCAAGAACGTACCTCATAGCCGCAGAGACGTCACCGCCGTAGCCCCCTGTGATGTCGAGAACGTGATAGTTGCCCTCCATGTCAGCCCACACGAACTGAGACGTGCTGGGGAGAGCCGAAACCGTCTGCACGGAATCCGCCACGATCCTCTGCCCACGGCAGTAATAGGCACCTCCGTTGATATCGATGCCGAACCCGGTGCCCCCGTAGTCGTACCCAAATTCGTTGTAGACACCGTTACGCCGCATCACGCAGCCCGAACGTCCAAGCTCGTTATTCGGGGAGTAGATGAGGTCCTGTAGCGCGCTATCCGCCATGTTGCGCTTACAGGTGTTGCCCCAGTGACGCTTGTCCACAGAGTTCCGGCTGGAGCTGAGAGGGTTGTACCCGAGAACCCAAGAAGGTCCCGTAGGCTCGTAGTAGTACACCAGGGACGCGATGTGCATGTACTCATCGGTACCGTCGGTGAGAGACGCGAAGATGGTAATCGTGTCCGAAGCATTCGCCAGAGGCAAAAACTCGTCAGAAGCCACAGCGGAGAACGTGGGGTTGACCCACAGATCGATCCAGTGGACGCCGTCAGCGGCATAGAGCCTGATAGCCTGCGGAGGGACGGCAACCGAGGTCACCGTGACCGGCTTGCCTCCATCCCAGATGAACGTCCACGGCGCCCCTCCCGTGCACTGCACCTCCAACGTCGCGCTGCCGGAGGGGTAGTTGTCGCTCATGTCGACGATCCAACAGCCCGTGACGTTGCGAGAGTGGCCGGAAGGCGAACCAGGGAAGGCCGCCTTCATCTCGTGGATCATATCCCCTTCGTCGGTCACCAAGACCTCGTAGAGATACGCCGACTTGTCCGTCGGAGGCGTGATAGTGACAGCCGACGTAGGTTCGACGGTAGTCAGCTTCTGCCCGTTCACGTAGTAGGTGTCGCCGCCTACAGCACCTACGACAGTGTAGGTGTCCGGGGTCTGTGTCTCGTCGATACTCACGGAGAGGAAGTTGGGCTGCGATATCCACGAGATCCCATTACAGTGCATGAGGTTCTGATGCTCATCCAGTAGCGAGAACGACTCCCCGGTGATGTCGTCCAAAGACAACGCATGGGGGTTGGTGGGGGATAGAACACCCGTACCAAGCATGTTTCGATGCAGGGAGTCCTCGCCCGTCAGCCTCGGGATGTCCTGGTAGTAGAGATTAGAGATCGTGATGGTCTCCGTCATCGGGAACGTACCCGACGTCGGAAGAACCGACGTGGCGACAGAAATCCTGATGTACTCACCTGCACCATCAGGGACATCGATGGTCGCGTCAGCGCTGATCGTCTGCGTGGCACCTGCTCCGTTGGAGGTGGTCCACGTGAAGTCATAAGTACTCGGAGCCGTGTAATCGTACTCAAGCGTGCCATCACCGACCGGGGTGTCCGGAGAGACCGCCAAGACGTCCACACCGAGAATCGTCGTCAAGGCCCGAGGAGTCGCGTACAGGATGTTGTTGAACTCCAACGGGTGCTGAATACTGCTCGCGGTCAAGTCCGAAGCCGGTCCGTTGGCGGTCACCTTGGCCAGGATCATGCACCTGTCCTGCGCGTCGTTGGCCAGATTGTCGTCCGTGGCGGCAAGCGCCAAGAACTCCGCCTCGGTGTAAACCCGAAGACGCCAACCCATCTCGGAGAAGATAGGGTAGGTGTGTTGATCGCTCTCGTGGGGCTGACTGTGAGTGTTGTTCTCGGTGTAGATGGCCAACACGTAGTTGACCACGCCGCTCGTCTCGTCCGACAACGCGATGTCGAAGTAATCGCTGTCGCTCTCCAGGTACTCACCGTTAGGAGCGAAACCCCCAAACTGCGTCACGTCGATGTGCGTGTACGGGCCTGGGCCAAAGGTATTCACCGACACTACACCGCCGTACAGGATGCCCCTGCTTGTCCAGTCCAGGCGATTCCTGAGAATCTCGGCAGCCTTGGTGGTCTCGGTACGACGCAGCGCAATGTGGTCAACAGTTACGCCATCAGGATAGAGAGAACCCAGCATGTATCAGCCTCCTGCTACATGCCCGTCGGTATCGAGGAGATGTGACCGACGGGCCTCGGAACACGTTTCCGGTTCCACCCACTCTACCATCTCGGAGGTGGGGATTCTAAACCCAAGGAACCTCCAAGAAGAAACCCTGCCAAACAGAGAATCCCTACGAAAAAGGACACAAGCAGGAACGCCAAGGAGACGTCCTCAGCGAAAGAATAATACGGCAATTTCGAACCCTTAGGTGCTATAGGAGTAACCCCCACGACGCCCCTACACATTCGTCAAGCCGGGAACATACGCCCCCGGACCGAAGAGATGCAGACCCTTGAGCAACACGGAGTGCATCCTGAAATCCCTCAGGTCTCGAACACCGCTCACCGACAACCGTAGCTGATGGATGACGTGGCCACCTGCGGGCTGGGTCACGTCGACGTTCTCGTTGCGCTCGATCTCTACCCAGGAAGCGGCCAAGCACGCCGAAGAGTCTACCCCGGAACGATGCTCGAACTTGATGGTCAGCTCGTTCTGGACGTACATCCTGGCTTCCTGATGAGTCAGGAAGTACTGAGCACCCTCCAGGTACTGCGAGGAGTCCATGCTGACCGTAAAGGGATCAACGAACCGCCAGTTGGCCGGAGAGATTTCCCGACGCTCCTCGGGACCTTCGAAGTAGAGAGAAGCCTGCGCCTGGTCCATGTTCGAACGCCGGTCGAGTGCAGCACGCCGAGTCTCCCTGTTGAAGTACACCGGGACAGTGGCCTCTCGGGTGAGAACGTTGTGCTCCATCCGGTTCCACAAGAGGTAGTCTGCAAGCCACATGTAGTCCTGGTAGGGACTTCCTAGATCGAGAAGAGGTGTCGTGAGCTGGTAAACCGGATTGTAGTTCATCGTGTAAGACGACGACGGCTTGTAGTCGGCGGGGTTGATGAACTGGATCTGGTTGGACGAGTTGAACTGCCAGAGATCGTTCGGTACGGAGATGCCGTCTTCGAACAAGATCGCAGCTACCTGGTCCATGTCAGACTCGTAGAGAAGTGAAGCCGTGTAAGGTGCACCCGCACTGAACGTCAACTGCTCCCCTTTTACCGGCAGCAACGACGGAGACAAGAAGGAGTACCGGAACGGCGTCGTAGGGACGATATCCAGGTTGACCAAAGTGGCAACGGAGAAGTCGGCCTCACCGATAGAGCCGTGCACGTTCACCGGCACTCCGTTAGAGTCGAACTCCGTCACATCGAAGATATCGAGTGACGAATGCGCCGGCATGATGTCGCGCGTACGACCCTGCTGCACGGTGTTGTCGGTAATGGCGATGGTCTTGGAGGTAGTAACCGCTGGGGGACTGCCGGTGGGCAGCGGCAATAGCGAGTACACCACGTCTACCTCGATCTCAGAGCCATCGGGAGCCACCAAGATGTAGCTTCCATCACTGGGGATGGACACCCACCCGGCCCCTGGAGTCCACGACGTGCCGTAAGGAGTCCACCGGAACCGACGAAGGTCACCCACAGAGTTGTACTCGTACTCGAACGCTCCGTTCCCGGCTGGCGTGTCATCAGAGAGACGAATGATCTGGGCACCCGCGAACACCCTCTCGCGGCTCGCCTCCTTGAAGTGCAGACCGAGGTACTTCTGCGTCGTCGTCCGTAGTTCTTCCGGAGACCACGAGAAGACCAGCTCACCGAAGAACTGTCGGTGCCGATACCGGGGGACGGTGACCTCCCCGAGAGCCCTGGAAGTGATGTACTCGATGTCGATCCGAGGATCATCCACCGAGACCTCCATCCCTGGAGTTGCCTGAGCCATCTCCACGGACACCAGAACCTCGTTCGGGATCAATCCAGCGGGAATGATCTGCTCTACTTCCACGTAGGTAGCCTTTTCGATCCCCGTACCGCCAGCATCGGTGGCCACTGGAGTCAATGTGCCTGAACGCCACGTAGCTCCACCGTCGAAGCTGAAGCTCAGAACAGCCTGAACAGCGGTGGCGTTGTGGGACAAAATCCACGCGGAGAACTTGGCCTTGAAGCCCTCGTAGTCGTAGAGGAGACCGGAGTTCTTCTGCGGGGACAACCCTCCGCGCTCCACCATAGGAGCCGGATACTGAAGGGCGCGACCCCTGAAGTTCACGTAGTCCCCGGCAGCGTCACGGTAGACGTACCTGAAAGCCGGACACGGGGCCAACGGATGTGTCCTGCCCCGTATCACACGAGAAGGTTCGATCCTGGAAGTTGCTCCCGCACCCCATCCGGTGAGGTACCACGCATCCGGTGTTTCAGGATCTCCTACCGACGTGTCATCGAAGATATCAACAAGACCTGCCGTGACAACCGCCGGTAGCGCAGAGGTGTCCACAGTCACCCAGGTCCCCTTCGTCGACGACAGCTGATGTGCTTTCTTGCTGTAGTTGGTCGAGAAAGCGTAGATGAAGCTGACCGTAGAGGACCCGTAGGTGGGGAGATCATCCAGGAACACGTGCACCGTCAGGGTATGCCCCAGGGCGTCCGTCAGCGTGTAGGTGCCGTCTTCGGTGATCGTCACCCATCCGAGACCGGGTGCCCACGTACCACCTGGAGAACCCCATCTCAATCGTTGCACCGGGGGTGTGACGGTCCCGTCGTAGTAGTACTCCAAGGTGGAATCCGTATCGACCCGGATAGCACCCATGATGTTACGAAAGGTCACCCCCGCTAGCGTACCCGTAGGCGCAAATACGATGTCACCCGGCTCCACGCCGAAGATCTCGACCGCCGCGTTCAGAGGTCCCGGCTCGACGCAGACCCAAGGCTTCGTGAACCCGTACGCAAACAGGACCTTGGAGTTGTAGGACGAGAAGATGGTCAAGCCCGCAGCGGCGTTCACAAACGCCACTACTTGCGCCACAGACGGAGTAGGGTAGCCGGGGATGGTGCTGAGATCGACCGTAAGGGTACCATTCCCCCAGTTGAGGTAGAGATAACGAGTGGTCGCGTTCAAGACGAAAGGACCCGCTCGTCCGAGAATAGAAGGCGGATTGGTCTCCACCGGTCCAGGGAGGAACATCTCCCCGTCAACGGCTTTCACCGGAAGACCAGGGGTGAACAACGTGCCCCACCGAAGCTCCTGCGTGACAGGGTTGTACTGGAGCGCCATGGAAGGCGCACCGCCGGAAACGTCAGCCTCGGGCGTGCCGAGAACCACCCCAGGAACGCCAGCACCGCTGTACTGCGAGTACGCCGACCTCTCCAGGAATCGATGATTATCGAGCATCGACTGGTCTAGCACCCAGTTCGGCCCCCAGAACCGACGAGTGTATCCGAACGGAGGGATCTGAGTGAACGCGGCTACAGAGGTCTCCAAGCCGCGCACTTTTCCGCCATAGTTTCGATACGCATTATGCATCTCGTGCACTACGTACCGATACGTATCGAGGTCCTGACCCAAGTCGTTGTAGACCCCGATATTCTTCCCGAAACGATCCTCGATACCGTTAATGGTAACCGTCTCGATGGACAGGTCGTCCTTGGCTTCTTGCCAGTCGTCGTCCATCCCCTCGAAGACCTCAGCATAAGCGACATGCCAGATCGCACTCTCGCGAACGGTGACCCAACTCGGGAGACGACGACCGTTAGCGAGATTCACGAGCAGGAACTCGTTCTCCCCCAGGTTGAGGTGGCGACTGAAAACCACGTTCCCTTGGCTGTCAGAGGTGACGTGTCCGGAGAAAAACTCGTTGATGTAGAGCCCGAACTGCGTGTTCGGATACGCCGTACGGAGACGAATATCCGTGTTCCCGTGCCGGTAGGGAATGATGGTACCCTTGGCCTCGTAGAAGGGACCATCGATGACAGCCTTGACCAGCTCAGCGTACCTGTTCACACCTTCGAGAGCCATCTCTAGTATCCTCCACCGAGACCCTTCGACGCATCACTGGGAGTGACGAGCTGGGTATCGTTCACGATGTCCATCTCTACCCCGGATTGAGCGCTGTTGATCGATCTCAAGCCGTCCACATAGTAGTACCTGTACGAATCCCTGGAGGTGGCCTTGTCGTTACCCACAACGGAGACGTCCACCTCCCCCTCGTAGGCCGCCGACTGCCACGCATCGTCCCGGCTCGCCGGCACCAGACCGCGTACTCGTTTATCGGAGACCACCACAGTGTCATGCACAGGCTGGTTCTGAAAAACCGCGAACGGTCTGTAGTAGAACCACTCCACACGAGCCACGTCGACGTCGTAAGAAGCTGACCCGTTGAAAGAGTAGATGACGAAATGCGCTGGGTTAACGATGTACCTCACAGAGCGCATCACTACCGAACCGTTCGCGATGAAGTACACGTCGGTTCCCCAACGCAGTATCTTGAACATCGAGAGACCGGTCGTCCAGGGAAGCTCGATCTTCAACAGATCTACCGGAGAGCCTCCGACGTAGACTCCACATTCCAGACGAAGGTTCCCTTCATCTGAGAGATAGACAACCATGGCCGCGAAGTTAGAAGAGTCCACAAACAGGTTGAGGGCAAACAGAGCGACATTGCTCGAAGGGTTCGCAGTCGGAGCAGACAAGGACATACGGACTTCACCTTGGGTATCGCCCCACTGCTTCACCGACTGAACACCAGCGATGCTTGCCGGAGTAGTTCCGGTGGACATCTGCAAGTGATCGGCCCCTACCGTGATCGAACCGCTCCCCGTCGAAGCGTCCGTCCACTTGAGGGGGTCAAGAACCGCTCCAGTGAAGTAGTCATCCCACTGACGAGGATCGAACCCCTCACCGAGGATGACGAAGCGGTTACCTCCCGGAGCAGGGCCTTCGAGAGGGTCCACCGAGTGAACCACGGCCTGCGGGCCGTACAGGACCCCGCTACCGTACTTGAATAGCTGATAGTAGCCCATTACGACACCAAGCTGACCACGAGGTCTGCGTCCTCGATGAAAGCGTGTTCGTATGGTCCGATTTCGATGTCCGACACCCCCGTACCGTCTTTCTCAGCCAAGGTCACGTAGACCCAGTTGTCCACACCGAAGATCTCAGCCACCTGAGCATCGATATCAAACTCCTCCAGATTCTCCCCAAGCTTCAACCCGTTGATGTAGCTGATGACGCGCTCCCTGACCAAGTTGAGGACCGTAGTCGGGTTACCCGACTTCACCTTCAGTTCCGCCTCGATCTCCACCAGCTTCGGCTGCGCCCACCGGAACAAGACGTCGGAGCCCATCACGAAGTACTCGGGCTGCGTGTAGTAAGAAGTGACGATGGTGATCATCGAGTTGTAGTTGTAGACAATCCGCAACGGGTCCCCGAGAGCAGGTGCCGTCCCTCCAAGGATGAACCGGATACCGTCCTGACCCCGGTCGCTGTAGGCGTAGATCCCTTCCCCGGTGACGACTTCGTAGTCAGTCCCTTCGGTATACACGGTCACGCCGCTCGAAACCGTCAAGACCGACATCAACGGTTGCTTGGGAACCGGTATCAGCTCCCCCAGACCGGGATAGGTAGTGTCGAACGTGTCGTTGAGGGGAGCCTCTGCCATCAGCCAGACGTCGACTGCCCCGGCGTCGTCGGTATGCCGGGTCAGGTTGACGTCATTGCCGTACACAACATACACATCCTCGATATTGTTAAAGTTGTCCAACCCAAAAAGCGACAAACCCGCCGGAGTCGACCCCTGATTCCCCCGCACTTGCATCAAGTAGCGCTCAGCAAGATCGCTATTGGTTTCTCGACCAAGACCACTGGTGGTGGCTTCCTTATTCGTCACGTACTCGAACGAAGAAAACGCACGGCGAAATTGAACAATCGTGTTCGCCCCCACCATCGAAGCTTCTCCGGCGAGAACACTCGCCACCGCAACATCAATTTCGTACCTCTCGGTCGCGGCGTTGTAATAGCTAGACGAGGGGACAGTCAGAGGACCGTACATCACCGCTGACTCAATCGTCCTGAAGTTGATGACGTTCCCCGTCTGAGGGTTTGCTGTCGTAGCCAAAGGGAAATTGACGGGTATATGGATATCAGTCGTCGGAGGCTGAAGTCGGGAAAACGTCACTGTGGTCACTGCCGGAGAACCAGACCAGCGGATCATCCCTTCGTTGAACACAAACGCGTCCAGATCATCCGGGTTGAAGCGCTCCGCGTACCTCATGCTCATCAGCTGGCTGAGATAGACGGTGTTGTCGTGCATGTCCTTCATCACCGACGCCGGAGGGGTGACGAAGAGGTCCTTGACCGGACCTATCGAAGTGTCGAGGTTACCATCCCTCGCTGCCGCTGCATCGGAGATCTCACCTTCGAACTGAGCTACTGTTTTTCGTTGAATAACCATGATCTACCTCGTAGTACCCCCCAAAGAAAAATTAGGAAGATTACCCAACGTGTAAAAATCTACACGCCAACGGAAATTGCGAGGATCAGTCTCATCGCCCCACACCTGTATAGGCGAGAATGAATCCAGCAGCTCTCTGTAGGTACGCCGACTATACTGTTTGTGGCGCTGAGTCCACTGATACCGATTCAGGGAGTTCCTAAGGAGAGTCTGGAACTGGAACAACGCAGGCATGCTCCAACCCAGCTCGGGCTCCCCATCTACGGCCCTCCCGACGACACGATTGAGCCCGGCACCGATCCCATCAGCGCGCACCCCCGTAGTGAGCACCATCCGACATTCCTGGCGTAGCTTCTCCTCGCCCGTGATAGTCTCGTACCCGTTGTTATCGTGGTACCGAACGATGTCACCATTTTCGATTTTCAGAGTCCAACTCATCACGGCACCGCCGATGCTGCTTCCATCATGGCCCAGTAATGAGCGTCATCGACAGACTCTACTAGGGCCACGAGTTCGTTCTTGATACCCTCCCAGTACTGAAGAAGCACTTCCAGCTCGTCCGTGAAGGATACCACGTTCTTGTACCGTTCCCTCCAGACCGTGAGCGCAGACGTTGCGGTGTCGAACAGCAACAGCGCAGGGTCGGTGATCATCTGGTAGAACTCCGGGCACAGTTCTTTCAAAGGGCCGTCCGGTATGTTCGTCAACGCGTCCCTGACCTGATCAATGATCGTCTGGACAATCGCCCACGCAGCCTCCTCCAGAGCCTTCAAGATGTCGAACTGCGCCAACCAAGCCACGAGCCACTGAATCTGTAGATCGATGTACTCGATGATGGCCAACAAGATGGCCTTCAGCGCCTCAAGCAGAGGAGCCACCTGTGCGTAGAGCCATCTCAAGATGCACAACGCGATAGTCCCTGCGCCTGTTAGAGCCATCCTGTCCTCCTACAACGTCATCGACTTCGTGGACAACGTACCGCTCAAGGCAGACAACAAGGTCTGCGCCGCTGTAGCCAATGTCTGGAAAGGAACAGACAGTGGCGTCAAGGGCGGAGATGATGTCGCCGTAGAAAGCGCCTGGAACGTCGTCGCCGTGAGAGTCAAGTATGCCGTCAACGCCGTGTTGAAAGTAGTACCCTTGATCAGCGGCTCTACCGCACCTGTTCCGAGCTGCAAAAGAGGAGCTTCGAAAGTCAAGTTGCCCAGACAAGTCACCACGGCAGGGCTTGCCCCAAGACTGATCGACCCCGACGCTAGGGAGATCGAAGGTGCCGTAAGAGTCATCGCCCCTGCGGAAGTGAGGTCCATGACGCCACCAGCAGTAAGACCTAGAAGACCGCCCACGGTTATGTCCCCGAGACCGCCAACAGCGACCCCGTAGTCACCACCCACATTCAAGGAGTACGAACCCCCAACAGTCAAATCGTAGGTCCCCGTCGAAGTCCAGCTCGTAGAGGTGTTGAGAACAGTCCACGTCGAGACCGGGGTGAACCATTGGAAACCGGTAACCAACGGAGCGGAGACTCCGTAGTTCCCCAGATTGTCTACAAGTTCCGTCCACAAGGCAACCTGGCCCGTCGCGTCGTCAAAAGTACGACGAAGAACGCGCGTAGCGGTGCCGGTCATGGCCACCGATAGGTCCGGAGAAAAGACTTGGGGACCAACGATCTGCTTAGTCGTGTCGTCGACAACCTGACCCTCGGAGGTACGCACCATCAGGAGACCGTTTTGGTCCACAGAAGTCAGCGAAGCGCGCCTAATGTAGTTGGTGTGCTCCTGCCCGACATTGCCAGCGCCCGGAGTGACCAAATCGTAGATGTAGCTCTCCTGGGAATCCACGCCGGGAACGAGGATGCGCCGGGCCGACCCAGCCCTGATCTCGGAAGAGTCTCCGTACCGGGTGTGCACGAGGTCGGATTGGATGCGTACCTCGCCGTTAGGCTTATCGAGAGTCACCGAGTGGGGACCTGCTGTCAGGGACGCTCGGTCCCCCAAGTAGAGAGCGCAATTCCGCGCGCTCTTGAACGACCAGTCCCCCGGACGTAGCCGCTTACCCGAAGCATCCCCCCACCCGATGCCGCCCCTCTCTTCGTTAGCGTCATCGTACCTCTTAAAAGCAGAAAAATCTATCGTGTGGTAGCTAAGGGAGAACGCATTCCCCATTGCGTCGAAACCCACCAACAGGGTATCGCCTATCTGGGGTAGATAGACACCCCACGAAGAACGAAGATAGTTCTTGTCCGTATCACTTTGCTTCGGAGGGAAAGACCACCCCGCAAGAGGTATCGGGACTTCAGGACGCGGATGACCCCCTCCTTTCAGGAACTCCACGCTCACCGTACCACGCTCCAAGTGCAAGTCCTTTACACGAACCATATGTATGGTTGAGTAAAACTCCCGGTAAAGACGTCTTTCCTCCAAGATCGGAGAAGTACTGGGATTCATGTTGGAGCGGCCAGACATTTTCTAACCCTTCGCGTTCTCTGACAAAAGCCTCGCGTAGTTGAACGGCGTCTCTCCTCCGAAATGCTGAAAGTCCTCTAGCTTAGGGGAAGTCCCTTCCTTGTAGACGCCTTTCCACCCCCTAGCCAGATTAACGTTAACCGTCGTATCGCAAGCGCTGTTGACGACCATGCTGTGCTGACAACTAACGATATTCGCCACGTAGTTCCTCTGCCTCCAGTACAACGGACGGTTCACCATGAGTCCAAAATGAGGGAGAGTCTGTAACCCGATATTACGAGCCTCCGCATTCGTCTTCCTTAGCTCCACCGCAGCAAAAAGACGGGCAGCCTCTTCAGAAGTGACCTCCGTCCAAGGACCTTTATCAGCTGCGGGGCGTACACCAAGCAGAGGAACAAGGCCGTGGGCTGCCGCCCACTGAAAGCGCCGAGAGTTGATGTCGTTGGCCTCTTCAACACGAGCGATGTTGTTCGGAGCTATTCGAGCCAACGTCTTGAGACCGTTATCGTTCAGCGAACTGCTGAAACCGAAGGTTTCGTGACGGTTAATAGTAAAGTAGTCAGAATAGTTAAAATTCTGCGCGTTGTAGGAACCACCGAACCCCTCCAACGTGAGCTGAAGATCCGAAGACAGCTCCATCATCTCCAAAATATCAGACTCCGTGTAGTCCCCGCTCGCAGCAGACCACTCCGACACCCATTCACGAAGCGGCTTCTCCCCTTCCTTTCGCAAACCCTGCAAACCTGCACGACCTTCGATCTCCGCATTCGTGATATGGGAGTCCTCTCCATCGAACATCCAAGGATCGAAATCGTAGAAAGGCATCTCGAAAACAAGGTCCCCCCTACCTGTGGAGTAAAAACAGAACTGAATCTGCTCCGCCAAATCGTAAATGTAGGTAAGACGGTCACGAAAATCGGAATGGAGATCCCCCTGAGCCCCACTAACCATCTCGTTCATTACGCCTGCGGAGAGACCGAGACCCAGACGCGTCGGGGCCACGTAAAACACACGACCACCCCCTACTGGATAGGTGTCTATGTCCGACCCAATGATGCTGACAACGTCCACCACGCCGAGACCGTCAGAATTAGGGGCGGAGGTCTCGTCGGCAGCCATATCGGTTAGATCGTCAACACGAACCCGACTGTGCAACATGTCGTTGAGCTGACGCAGATTCCCCATCGTGATCGGACTTCCTGTGGCCTTCTCTAAACCGTCTAGCTCGGCGTCCCCGATGTAATATGCGTACACCCCCTTGGACTCTTCTTTGCGCTTAAACGTTACCCCGTGAGGAGCATACACCGGAGGGAAGAAGGACCCCTGGAACCTACTCTGCTTAGCGCCAATCAGGTACTCTTCCAAGGATGACCGCCGTTGAGTATCGGTCATCTTGTTGATTTCATCCAAACTCTTATAAACACCGTGCTTCTGAAGGAAGACCTGCACCTCTGAGTCACTGAAAGCCTCTACAGCCCGATTGGTCAACTCAGTCATGACCCCCTCGTAGGCTTCCTTACCGAAGAAGAGCATCTCCAGAATCTCGTACGCAGTAAAATGAGCAAATAGCTCCTGATACGCAACCCAGTTCAACGCGGCTACGTCGCCCGCACCCTCGAACGCAGGATCAAACTTGAAGATCTCCTGAATGCTCTTGTCGAGCCCAGCGTCTACGTTGAGCTGGAAATAAGAGTACCGAAGTGTTTTACTGACGTCAGTCCCTACGATAGTAACCGTGGACTCCTGATTCACCCCAACGTCTTCGGTGAAACCGTCTACAAAGCCGGAAAACATCCAGTACCATATGGTCGGGACAAAAGGATCGCGAAACGCAATTCTTATAGGATCGTTCGGATGGAAGATGCAGTCACCTTCAGTAAAAGGGTACGTGTATATGTAATCTTCCAAAAAAATAGGAAACGCGTCCCAATCCTCTCCCAAGGCGTCTATGACCTTCTGAGACTCCGGGGCATACTGCGTGGCCTTCTTTTCCACTACCGTCTTCTTTATGGAATCGGGGACAGAACCCTCCTCCCAGTTCTCCTGGAACCAACCCGAGGCAGCTCTCAACTCGTCATTGAATGCGCTAACCACGTCCACAAAAGACTGCCCCACCTGCTCATTGGCGAATGCCCCAAAAAAAGCCTCTAGTACATCTACGTCCTCCCCCGCTTCGTCGCGAAAGTACTGCTGCAACCCTGCGAAGAGGGTAACGTTGTCTTTAAGGTAGTTGACAAGCTGTTCCCGGCTGTCGCTAAGCGCAACCATATCGGTATGATCGATGATGTATTTGTCCAACGGGTTATGCAGAGTGATTGAACACGTAGAAGGAGCGCGATCCATGCTGCCCCCGGATTGGTTGACACGCACGTCTATAACGTCCCCCGACACCTCCTGCCCGTAAATGAAAACACGGAACGCCGGAAAAGCGGCGCGGTAGATGCCTTCTTGAGACGAGAGGACCGACTGCTCCGTCCAGAGTTTTTCACCCAGTTTACCCAGTTCAACCATCACACCAACTCGTTAAAAAACTCAGTCCCCAGCGTGAGGGAAATGTACCTAAAAATGTCATCCATTGAAGGAATCGTTTCTGTCGCCACGAAAGAAAAAGAGTACGTCTTGCTGAAAGGGTTAGCCGCGTCGTCGGTAAACTCCAGCACACGGTCAAAATGACCGATGAACTGAATCAACGCATTGGCCAACATAGGGCTACTGTACATGAAATAAAAACGATTAGGGTACCCCCCGAACGGATCAATAACAGGCTCCCGCGTGAGGCTGTACAGGTTCCAGAAGTTCACGAGCTTCGAAGCACCTTGCAACGCCTCGATATCAAGCCCCTCCTGGTTCGTGACCGACTTCACCCAGTCCCGGAACTTCTTGATATTCTCAGAGAGATACTTGCTGTTGCGCTGCATCCCAGTACGGATGTTGATGTTCCCCGTCGCCCCAGCAAAACTGATGTTGATGACGTCGTTGTTGCGACCCTTCGCGTTCGTCCAGTGATAGAACACAGCACCGGACTGCGTATCTCGCCTCGTAATCCTCTTGTTCTGCGAAAAGGTCACAGTCTCCGGATTCATCTTCATGCGCACAGGATCAATGCCGTTGTTCATACGTTGATCCGAAGTGAACATAAAAGGAACTCGATACGCAACATCCTCGTAGGGGTTGAGTATCCGATCAAGAATACGTTCTGTAGAAGGTGTAGGAGTCGTCTCCCCACCAAACGTATTACGCAAATTTTCCAAAAATGTCGCCATTACCTACCTCAGCCCGGAGCGAGCCCCAGCGCAGCAAGCTGGTTAGCCTGCTCCCCTTGGCGCTTCTTGGTTCGCTCTCGATGTTGCTTTCCGGTTGCCCATTCACGCGCCTCGCGACCAGCAGCGGTATCAGCTCCTGGCCTCCAGAAGAGGGCACGCTCGTAGTTCCGTCCTCCAGAAGGAATGGAACCTAAGAGACCCCCACCCCTCATGAACGGCGGAAGTCCCTCGCCCTCGTTGGCGTGAATGAACCCCGTCGCACCCTTCGTCCAGTCCTGTGTCCCGGAATCACCTCTCAAGATGCTGCGCGCGAAATCAATCGTAGCCTGCGAGGGGCGACGGCGCGTAGCGTACTGGCGGTTGTACCGCTTATTGTTGTTCTGCTTCCCCCACCCCTTACCGGAAGTGGCCTTGTTCTTGAGAGCACCCCCACCCCTGCCCTTGGCACGATTGATCAGAGTGTGCGCGATACCTACCAGCTCCTTCTTGCGCGCAGGACTGTACCCTCCAGCTTCGCTCTGAAGGACACGAGCCAGCGCCTCCACGTCGTCCCCGGTGTACTTGCCCTCACTGGCAAGAGCCATACTGCTGAACTCTCCCTCCAGCTCCGCTTCCTCGGAAGCGAAGGAAAGCCCACAACGAGGGCAGTTGCCGCCGATCTCGAATGAAATGTTGCCCTGGGTGTCTACACCGCCCACTTCGAGAGTGACTCCGCCTCCAGCCCACGGGCCGTCCCATTCCGACTGCGCAGCCTGAGGGTCCTTCTTTACCGAAGCAGGTGCCTTCGCCATCTGCTTGGGAGCCATCGAAGATTGACCCGACTGGAGCGATGCCACGGGGATCTGCACCACTTGAGACGGAGCGAACGCGTTGCCCGCACCCCGACCCTTGGTACCCGGCATCGATCTGAGTCGAGAAGACGCAGGATCGAAGTTCCAGGCCTCCTGGAGGGTCTTCATCGAGGTCCCCAGGACGTCAGAACCCATGCGCTTCATCGCCTTTGTCATCTGGGACAGACCCCGGTTCATCTTGCGCTTGTGCTCTTCCGTGTTCCCGAACAAGGCGTTGATGTCAGCCGCCAACCGATTATTGTCCTGCTGATCGCCGCTGATGCCGTTCACAATGAACTCAGGGAGGGCCTTGAAGAACGCAATCAGCCACGACACGGCCTGGATGACCATGCCCATGATACCCTGCCCTACCTTGGCCAGTCCCTTCATCCACGAGTTCATCGTGCGCTCGAATTTGCTGCGCTTGGTGGCCTCCACGCCAAACGACTTGGACAGGATCTCGGAATTCTGCTTGGCCGCCGTGGCTGCCTCTACGGTCTTCCCCTCCTTCATCTTGGAACCGATCTCGGCTATCAGACGGGCACCCTCAAACCCGAGACCCATCTGCTTCTCCATGTAGAACCGCGCGGTCTCCTCGTCCCCTCCAGTGGCCTCCATGGCGATGTCGTAGACGGCCTCGACGATTCGCGTGACTTCTCCACTGTTGTTGCCCTCGGCAACACGGCGGAATGCGTCCATCATCTTCTGCCGTGCTTCGAGTCCTCGACCGTAGCCGAGCCGTTCCCCGAGAATGATCTTCCAGGAATCCGACATCTTGGCGATCCCAGACGCCATCTGCTGTATCCCCATCGCGGCCTGCTTTCCCGCGAACTGCTTGGGAACACCCATCTTGGAGAACTGCTCCGTAACGTGCGAGTAGATGTCCACGACGTTATCGATGTCGTACCCCATCTTGGCCAGCTCCTTGCCAGCATCCTCCACGTTCTTCACGTACTGCATCGCACCGATACCGGAATCCCGACCCACCATGTACATCCGGGTCAAGGACTCCCTGGCCTCGTCAGTGGTCTTGCCGTAGTCGGCCATCAGGCCCACCATCCGCTTAGCGCTCTCCCCACCTCCCAGCTCGAACATCTTGTCCAGAGCCAGAGTCACCGTGACGGCACTGCTGTGGACGCCCTTGAGCCGCGTATCGACAGTCCGCGTCATCTGATCGACGCTGACACCGCCGTCGACAAAAGCCTGGGCAACCGACTGAATCTGTTCCCGGTTGATCCCCATGTACTGCTGCAACGACTCCTGGATCGAGGACAGGTGACGAGTTCCAGAACGTACAGCCCCCTTCACCCCGTCATCGTAGGCGGCGATGAGGATGTTCTTCATCTCCCCGGCCTGGGCACGAACCCTGTCGCGGTCCATGTAGCCGTGGATCATGATGCCGATACCACCCGCTGCAAGGGCCTTCCACTTCGGCACCTTGAGCTTCTGCATCATGCCGCCGATCTTACCCTTCAGCGTCCTCCACTCTGACCGAACCACCTGCTTGGACTTGTTGGCCGCCCAAGCACGCGCACCGCTCTTCTTACGGCCCTTGCTGTCACGCCCCTTAGCGCCTCCTCCGCCGTCCTCGGCGTCCACCTGACCCGCAACAGCGTCTGCCTTGTCTACAAGCCCCCTTGCGCCCGCTGAGAGGCTCTCAAAGTCCTTCTCGGCGGCCTTGACCGTCTTCTCCAGCTCGTCGAAGGACTTACCCATGCTCCCCGCGAGCTTCTCGAACTTCTGAGAAACCCCCTGGACGTACTCCTGCCCCATACCGGTCAGCTTCGACCCCTCCTTGAGGGTGGGATCGTTCTCCAGATCCGAGAACACGGTCTTGAAGCTGTCGCGTAGAGACGCACCGAGCGCATCGATCATCTCAGTGTTGCGCTGAGATACCTCACTGATGGCGTCACCGAGTTCGGTGAACTTGAACCGAGCAGCATCGAGATGCTGTATGTCAACGATATCGGTCATCGTGCGCCCATCCGGGTAGAGCTATTCTGAGAAACCCGTTTCCTCGATTCTATCAGAGAAGATGTCGTTCCTTTTTTACCCACAGCGGGTTTTGAAATACCGTCAGAAGACTCACTCACGTTGGAGTTCATCGTGCGGTCCTTGGCACGAGCCTCCCTGCGAACCTTCTGCGGAGAGCGGCGTCTAGACTTTCTACCAGCCTGCGGTTTGTCTGCGGAGGAGACTGCCTTCTGGACCTTCCCTCGACGTTCCGTCTGATCAGGAACCGCCGCGTCCAGCTCCACGTCGGCGTCCGTATCGACATCGAGATCGTAGTCTCCGCTAGACAGAATATCCGGGTCTTCGTCGATCAGGTCCTCCCGAACCCTTTCCTCGTCAACGTCCATACCCCCACCGTACCCAGGAGCCATCGGAGCCTCTACCGGGGCTTGATCACGCAAAACATCCAAGAGAGGGCCAAACGTCTCCCGAAACTCACCACCCAAGGCCTGTCCGGCGATCTCGAAACCACCGATGAGCTTCTCCCAGCTACCGGCCATCGTGTTGAAGACCTTGTTCTGCTGAGCGTAGATGCGGTGATACACCTCTTGACGCTCAGAAACAGGAGTCAAGAGAATCTGAGCCTCCCCTTTGAGGCCGACCATCAACACCGAGACCAGGTCCACCAGGATCGCCAGGATCGCCTCACCGATACGCGCCATCCCGCGAATCAGCTCTCTCCGAGTACGGTGCAAAGAGGAGACACGCTCGCTCTCCGTCTGGAAAGCCTTGCGAAGCTCTTTTCGCTCTTTCTCGGACAGGTCCTCCAGCTTGCCACCCTCAGCTAGCTTCTCCCCCGCGTCCCAAACCAACTGAGCAGTCCGGTTCTTGACGTTCAGAAGCTTCGAAGTGGCGTAGATCCCCCGACTCCGCGACGTAGAGGTCTTGGACTTCAGAGTACGTACGGTGGAACGGATGAGATTCTCCAAAAACTGGTCATCATCCCCCTTAGAGATGCGGCGCAGACCGTCGTCGAACCTCAGCATCAACGAAACCGCATCCGCCTCCTGGTCCTGGTACATGTCCCTAGCAAGAACGATCTTGAGCTGATCGTCCAGCTTCGTAAACGACGTCATCAGATCGGCTACAACACCTTCGGCCTGCTTCCCCGCGTACCTCTCGGACAACCCATGCGCGGAGTAGAAATCGATCACCTTCCCCGCGAAAACAGCAGCCGTCTCCGCCTGTACGCCCATTCGCGAAAGAGGATCAGCAGCAGACATAACGATGCGCGTGAAGTTACGAACACCGATAGCGCTCCGAGCACCGGCAGCGGTCAACCGAGTGTAGAACCCCGCAGCGTCATCCAACTTCATCCCGTAGTCGCGAACGAGACTCGTGATGTCCCCCATGGCCTCCGCCGTGGCGAAGTTGAAGTGCTTCCCTATACCCAGCGCCAGGGTGACGACGTTCTTCCCCACCTTCCCCAACCCATCATCAAAGGTCTTCAACATGTCAGAAGCGCGGAAGCCATTGTCGACCATCAACTTCACCGCGCCCTGGGTTTCTTTCCGACCCACACCCCATTGCCACTGGGCGCGCTCACCCCAATTGGCAAACCACCGAGTGGCTCTCCGGGAACTCGCTGAGAACAGCGAGTCCACACTACCCTCGAAGAGGTTGGCCATCTCGGACATCTCAGCACGCCGACGGTCACGCTCTGTGTACCCGAGAACCATCGCCCCGATGAGACCACCGACAAAACCCGTAGCCACTCCCCCTGGAATCTTGCGCAGAACGCTCTGTAGCTGTTTCTTGACCGAAGCTGCCTCTTTGCCAACAAACTTCGCAAGACGTGATTGCCGCTCTTCGGCCTCATCAGTGGCGCTGTCTGCCTCCTGGGCCACCTTCTCGGTCGACTTCAGGGCCTCCTCGGCATCGTTCTTAGCCCCTGCCGTATCCGGGACCGGCGGAAGAGGTTGCGTCTTCTCGGGGGCTTCCCCTCGGGGGTCCTCGTTACCGAGAAAGTTTTCGATCTTCAACGACCGGAGCTTGTCGAGAGCGCTGCTCATGGTGCGCTCCTGTCGGTCGTACGCGCTGAGGCTGCTCTCAATCTTGGACACCGAGGCATCCGTCATGGGAAGAATCAACGGAGGAGGATCACCCACTGAACCGGAACCCAACGTGATGTCGTCCGATGCACGCATAACGCGCGCTG